AGAGCCAGACTAAATCCTAAAAAGAAAGGAGGTCTGGCTCTATTTTTATGCAAAAATTCACAGAAGGCTCGCCTGAATGGTATCGGGCAATTTTAAATCAAATTATTAATGATGATATGACGGTCTACCAAAACCAGAAAGACTGCCTTGATCTGCTGTTAAATATGAATATTGACCTTCCTTTCAACAAGAACCAAGAAGCACGGAAAATGGCTATGAAAGTGAGTCAATACTCACATAACATAGCGGAGAAGTGTGCTGCATTAACTGGAAGTGGTAAT